AACGGGCTTTTTCAAACAGTGCGTCCGTTGATTTGTTTTTGTTCTCTACGCCGGCTTCAAATCGCAGCAAGTGGCGCAAAAAAGGATTGATGTTTGGCATAATCAATTTTGTTGTGGTTTAATACTCGTGTTTGTTCTTGACTCAAAGCCTTGGATCTCAAAAATCGCTTTGTGATTGTTGATAACGTTTCGGCTGTCCTCGTGGATGATCCCCCTGTAGTTGCGTCCTTTGTGTGCTCGGCCGTCGTCGGCTGCGTTTGCATTGTTATCCAAATCGTAGTCGACGAAATAGGTCGTCCCCGTCTCCACCTTTTTCCCGGCATGAAATTTCCAAAGGTCGATTGCGTACAGTTTTACATTCTGCGGTCGTCTGTTGACATTGATTTGAAAATTCGGTTGTTCTACTCGTATAGGACAAACACGTGAACAATACCAGCCATTTTCCACTCGCGTCGCATTGATATCGCCCATCGCCGCTCCATGTTCGTCTATCAACGCGTTTTCAGGAGTTGCCGTCGTGGAGAAATTATTTTCCAACGGGTTGAACCAAAAAGCGGCGGGGTAATCTTCTGTAGGAATCGAAGTTCGAGAACTCTCAAAGATTTTGTGCATGCTGCCGTCTGCTCGTCTGAACTCACTCCAGCCCTCTGTATAGTAAGCTCCATGCCCGAATTGATAAAGGGGATATTCCTGCTCATTTTCGGAAAAATAGGGGTTTTCCACCTTCATCTGCTGAATATCCTGATCATGCCTGTTATCCGTACCGTCCGTTAACCAGTTGTAGAGTTGCGAAATCGTAGTGAATCTTGTCAGGCGAATCATCTGCAGTGGTGTCCATACGCCAGCCACTCTGCGTGCATTGGCAAATATCCCTTCAGGTCCCAAATCATAGAGCAGTGCTCCCGTTTCGGGGTCAAAGCATTGCATTACCGGGAATCGTCTGTTTTGGGTATCCGATCTATATCCAAACACGAGCCCCGGGTGCTTACAGCCTGCGGCGTAAAATCTCATTTCCGCTCCGGCCGTCACCATACGATCCTCTGAGATGTTCCCCGTTGAGAGGTTGTCTATTTGCGCACTTCCGGATAACAGCAAGCGCGTGCTAACCATCTCAAAAGAGTCTCCCTTTTTCCAATATGGAGAATTGGCACCGGGGCGCGTCTCGTTTCCCGCTTTGGTATGCGTGCGGGTGCAACGATATGCTTCTAGTGTCCCCGCGGGCGTCAAAATATCCACCACGTCTTCATAACCTCCTCCCGTCTCGTTGCGTCCCCGAAATACCGTCCCGTCTGCAAACGCGTCCCAAAAACCACGATGTTGCACGCTGGCGCCCACTTTGTCGTTTTCTGACAAGCACCATGGCGTGGCCGTTATGCCCTCTTCCAATTTGGGAGCGCAAAATAGCACCTCGTGTCGCTGTGCATTGTCGGCGTTTTTCAGCCAGCAGCGTAAATAAGCGCGGTTTTCCTCTCCGGGTCTTGCTGCTCTTGCCTTAAATGAAACCGACAATCTTTGCCACGCCCCGGGCTTTGCCGCCGAAAGCCGAAAATGCGCGCCCGAATTGGGAAAGACGATCATCCAGCCGGTATTGCTACCACGGACATAAACCGAAAATGTGTAGTCCTGCCCCTCGATTAAGTCCGCCGGTATGCGCTGCGAGAACTGCGCGTACTCTTCACCCACGGCGCCACGTTCCACCACCGTTCTCAGCACTCCACACCCTGTAACGGCGGGCTGTACGTCTTTCGCTGTCTCAGTCTTGGCGTGTGTGCCGTTGATACCCTGTTCCCACGCACCGGCTTGATGAAAGTCCGTCCCGTCAAGCAGATTGGGACGCGTGGGTTGTGCTTCGGCTCCGTCTTTCCCCAACCGCGTAACCAAACGGACTGCATTCCGTTCGCTAGTCCCGTCTGAATAAACGACCCGCTCATACGTCCAAAGCCAAGGCCTTTGCGATGTCGGAACGGACGGTTTGCTCTTCCAATCGCGTGTGTCGTATCCGGGGGCGGTTCCATCGGCCGTGAGCAGATAAAAGGATTCGACACGTGCAATGCCCCGGCCGGCTGTGCCTGGCTTCCCCGGGGCGCCCGGCAAACCTGGTTTGCCTTCGACTTTCGCCCAAACGTACCTACTCGGCTTGTCCGATGCCTTTTCTTCAAAGTCCGTGTACGTTCCGATAAAGGCGTAATTCCGTCCGCCCGGGGCGGTTGTGAAGTCTATCGCTCCGTCGTCGCTGTTGGCATAGGCTACGTGCATGTGGCTAGACTTGCCATTGGCGCCCGGGTCGCCCGGCAAACCTTGTTTGCCTTCCACCTTTGTCCACTGATAGGCCTCCGGTTTGGTGGGGTCGGGTTCATTCTCGTCGACACACACGCCGATATAAACAAACTTTCGACCGTCGGGGTTCGACGTGGTGAAGTCTTTGAAGTTCTCGTTCTCGAGTCCGTTGGTGTGTGCGATGTGCATGTACTGCGTTCGGCCGGGCGCCCCGTTTTCTCCCCTGAATTGCGCCCAAACGTAGCGCTTGGGGTCTTTTGACGCGTTTGGGTTGTCGTCTGTATATATCCCAATGTAAGTGTTATACTTGGGATCGAATGAGAGGCCGCTCCCATCGGGCTGTGCAGAATACGCCACGTGCGTGTAGCTGCTCTTGCCGTCCTTGCCGGGGGCGCCCTTTTCGCCCTTTCGGTCGTTCTCCGACGTTGTCCACTCGGTGGGGGTGTCTCCGATTTCGAGCTTAGGGGCGGCGAACCAGACAGTTGCGTTCTCCTCTTGATTGTAGAGCAACATGTAGACTCGTATCGGCTTTCCTCCTACGTCTCGCGGCGTCGTAAATTTAAGGACATTGCGCTGCCACCCTTCTTGTCCTTTTACGATGTCTTTACCAGCCCAGGGGCGCGAATCCAAATTGGGTGCCACGATAATTGCCGCTTGCCTTAAGTCAGATGTGGCTCTTACCCAAACGCTTAATGTGCAAATTGTACTCGGTGGCAAATCGTATGATGAAAGTTCTTGAGAGATCCCGGCGTAATCATGTTCTCGCAAACTTTTCACTTCAAACTTAATCGCCCTTGTCCCTACTACCGGACTAAATAGCCCGTCTTCAAAAACTCCCTCTATTTGTTCGGAATCCCACCCCTTTATTCCTTCTTGAAAAGAACTATTATCTATAAGGTTCGTTTTGTAATTCCCCCCGTCTTTCCCGTCCTTCGGTCTCGCTTGAATAAGCGTCCAGTGTGTAGAGTTCGGAGTCGGTGGTTCTGTTGTACCTTTGGATTTCGTTGTGGTGCACCTCCACCGGGCTCCTTCTCGCCATACCTCGCTTATTTCAAAACGTCTTGTGGTTGGGTTGCGAGTGCCCCCGAAATACTTCGCTCCCTTTGTCCAGTTACCCCGATCCACGATTTCAGGAATAGGATTCGCTTTGGCGTCCAGTCGAATGATATCCTGCACCACCAGTCCGCGCGCAAACAAATAGTCATCTTTGCCGTCCACGATTTCACCCAGTTCTGCTTTCAAAAAGTCGGGCAAAGTTCCAAAGGACGCTCGTTGGTGCTCAGCTGTGATTTTCGGGGCGGTTACTCCTTGCAAGTGCATGATACGTCCCTCCCGCGATGAGAGATACAAGCACGACCGGCGTTCTGCGATACTCGTGTTCCCCCACCGTGCGAGATTCATCCCCTCGCACGGCTGCATATTTGCTCCACCGGGGACGTCGGCGTTGTCATACAAAGAGCAAGTAATCGAATTATCGTTGATATCTACACTTTCGACTCTCAACCATGCCACGGCGTAAAGTGCCGTTCGGGGGTGGGCAAAGGCGTGTTCGGGCGAAAGGCTCTGACAGCCGCTGTGCTTACGATACCTTTAATCACGTCGTGAACAGCGAAAGCCGTAATGTCACCCTCAAATCGGCGGCGCATAGTCAACACCCATTGCGTGCCTCTCTGTTCAACCTGTTCCACCGTTCCGCTTTCTGTAAGCAACCAGTCGCCCTCCACAGCAGTGAGACGATTGATTTGCATTTCAGCCACCTCCAGCCGCGAACGTACGGTAAGAGTTTCCACTTCTGCTGCACCGTCTTTATTGATACGCGCCCCACTTTGTCCCGAAAGGAAGTCACCGACGACCAACTGTTCCTGTACTTGCTCCGTTCCTTCTGTGCGCACTTCTTTCGCAGTCAGGCCTTGCGCAAAATGGATGGGAGCATGTGCTGTGTCGGGGCGTATTCCCGAAAGATAGCGACTGTCAGCTCCCTTCATCTCCGTAATCAAATCAACAAGCAGCTGTCCGACGCGTTGCGCCGTATTCGCCGCCTCTTGTACCTCGTCCCGAATTCGTTCGGCTCGTTCCAGCAATGTTGCCATAGTCCCTATTGAGTTACGTCGTTTTCTTTGTTTCTATTCGCCTGTTCAAGCTGCTCGACGAGTTTCTTTATCAGCTCGTCCTTGTTCTCCGCGGGCTGTCCGCTGTCTGCGTCTTTCAAGAATTGGAATAGCACCTGCGAAATGAAGCCCGGCAGTCCGGGGATCTCATTGGTCTTTTCCAAAACGACGCGCACCGTATTCTTTTGCTGCTCAATTTTCGCCTTATCCTCTGCAGATTCAAAAATGCTCTTCAACTCCACACCACCACAGACAATGACACACCCCAAACAGAATATGGGGATCGGCAAAATTGTGCATGCCATCATGTCCAGTTGAGCCAGAATAATGTAGATGACAAGATAGATTGCCGTTTTATTACCGGTATCTCTCAACCTTGACGATACGATTTTCTTCTTGTTCTTAATAGACTTGTATACGCCCGAAACCAAATCAACGAGCACCAAACTGAGCAGAAAACCGGCTCCCCATGTAATCATCGCTGTGTGCTGTCCGGCATTCTGTTTCAGGAACAGCCAATTAACTTCACCAAACCATTTCAGGAATTCCATCATTATATCCTCTTCTATTAAATCAATTCTAACAGGGGAAAGATCCCCGTCCATATCACATTCACTTGCACCACGGTGGGTGATTCATACTCTCCCGGGTGCATTTGCTCTGTGGTGATGAGCGGTTTGTTCGTTCCTACGCCTCCCACGAGCCATTGCGTGCCCTCCGTGTCTGTGAGTCGCAAAGCGACGGCCGTTGTGAGGGAGTGGCGTACGCTGCAGCGCGCTGTTATTTTGGTAGTGTGCAGCCGCAAACCGTTTTCGATGTTCTCCGTCACTTCCGCCTCTGCGATATCGGTCAAACAGAATGTTTCTGTGCGTGGGCTGTGCTCACGGGCAAATGCCGCGTGAAAGCCGTCGGCCGTTGCGGTGGGCATGCAAGCCTCCACCTCTTCGGCGGTGATTGCCTCTATCTGATTCAGATACTTTCTCATTGCGTTGTTTCGTTATCCACTTCCTCAAACTCCACGTCTTTTGCTTCGGCTTTAATGTAGCGCGCCGTCAATTTCTTCACGAGCTTCTCCACGTCGACAATCGGTTCAAAACCAACTACCGAAACGTCACCCGAAATTTCCAAGAACGGCGGTGTAATCGTCGAGTAGTCCGGGGCTGCCGCTTCGTCTTTGTCGAGTCGCATAAACTTGCCCTGCGCATTGACGAGTTGTGCCATGGCACGGGCGTCTCCGTTGACTCGTGCAGTATTCCAGGCCTCGTCGAGCCGTTGGCGAAACTGCCAGCGCTCGAACTCCACGGTGCTCTGATTCATCGCGCCCAAACAATACTTGATCACCTTCAGATCTTCGTATGCCATGGACTTTCCGACTTGATACCTCCGAATGATTTCCGCCACTATATCTTTATCCAACAGGCGGGGATGAGCCAGCCAGTAGTTGTAAAGATCCCGCAAACGGATCATTCTCCCCCGCGTGCCCGTCGAAAGCCCGGCCTCTTGCATTTCTCTCTCGTCTGCAAAGAGAAATTTTTGCGCGGTGTCGAGCAGCGTGATGTTCATAAGTCGAGTTGTGCTTGTTTGAGATACTCAGCCACGCGTTCGGTCGCACTGGGCGATCCCGCCTCCATGTACTCAATGTTGCGTTCTCGCATTTCGAGCGTGGTTTGTGCTCTGATGCGTCGAAAGACTTTACTGATTTCTTGATTTGGGTCTTCAATAGCGTCTCGCAAAGCCGTTTCGTCGACGTCCATCAGCACCGCGATGTCCGCGATCGGCGTCAATGCTTTGACGAGTCTTTCGAAAAGCGAAAAATCAAACTCATCATTTAAGTTGAAAAGTTGGGATGTTTTGAAATTTTCTTCGCACATATTCCGCAAAAGTCCTCTTGTTTGTAATGTTATATACCTCGTTTCTTGTGCCGCGCGTGCCGTTTTGTGAAGTGATCACGGTGCAGCTCTGCTCCGTCCCCTCTATCACCACGGCTTTCGCGTGGTTGGCACAATAGTTCACCGTGTCAAAAACAGCTGTCGTGATAGTTCTTGTTCTCGCGGTCTTTTCCGCTGCCTTCATATCAATGTACAGATCGGCTCGCCCGATGAGTCCTTTCTTTTTCAGCGCATGTATTTTTCGCGTGAACTCTTCCCCCACCGAAAACGAGGCGATCAGCACATTGGCTTTCCCGGTGAATTGCAGTAGACGTTCGATGACTTCACCCAGTTGGATCTTATCGCTAATAAACAGCTGCAAAGGTTCGTCGCGTGGGTTGTGTATTTCCGGTTTATCTTCTATCATAGTTGTCGTCTTTGAAAATTACGGGGCGAACATTATCACAACGTCCGCCCCGTGCAAGCAAATTCATAAATCAATCTCTAACTCATTCGGCGGTGGGCTGCTCTGTTGGCATTTCCACCCCGATATCTCTCAACCGTTGGGCGAAATCAGGTTTGAAACTACCGCCGGTTTCCACGATCAGATTGATTCGTTCCGTGATTTGACGGCGTTCCTCTTCAATTTCGTCGGGCGCGGGCTCTTCGGTCTTAAGGAGCTGTTCGAGTTTTGCCACATGGGTTGAAATAAACTTGCGTGCAGCTGACACTCTTTTCCCCTCGTTGCCCGGATCTTCCG